AGCTGCATCTGGATTAAAACCAGATTCAAATCTCACGGTTGCAAGGGTTAAAGCTATTTCCCTGTTAGACATACCTTCCTGACGACCAGTTGAAATAATCATTTTCATGATTTCTTCTTGTTGCTCTTTAGAGATATCTCCAGCTTTTCTTGAATTACCTTTAAAGGGTCTATCAACAATCTCAAAGTTAAAGTAAGATTGTGGTGCAGGTTGACCTTCTTGTACGCCTTGTTTACCGTAAAGTTTTTCAGTCAAAGAAAGTTTTTTAGTTGTTTCCCCAGTTACAGGATCAACCTCACCACCAAGACTTTCTGCTGCCTCAGCTTTTGCTTTATTCTCTTCTCTAGCTTTTTTATTCTGTTCGTCTATATCCGAGAAGTAACTTAGCATCTGCTCTGAGAGACTTTCAGTATCTACTTGTTTAATGTCTAGCGGTAACTTACCTCCAAGACCTCTGGTAGCTCTCGCTTGTTTAGCTTGGGAAGCACCTTCAATACCACCAGATTGTAGTGCTTTGATTAGTTGCATATAATTTGGTTGATAATTAAAAGACATTATTTTTCACTCCCAAATATACCTTTAGTAAAGATATTTCCTAAAATACCTGTAGGACTTGTACCAAACAAGAACCTCATTGCAAGGTTAGTTTTAGCAGAGCTTTCAGCTTGAGCTATCTGTGCCCTAGCAACTTCTAATTGTTTGTCACCTAAAATAATTTGCAAAGACCTATCCATCGCAGACTGATCAGCAGTAAATGCAAACGACATAATATCACGTTCACGCTGCCAGATCTCATCCAAGTTCTTAGATGTCAAAGCGTTGATAGTTTTTGCGTAGTCCATGTTAGATTCATTCTGAGCTGCTGTGTTTAGTGTGGCAATGTTCTGCCTCCACTGAGCATTAGCCTGTGCTACAACCAAACCATTCTGTGCATTAAAGGTTTCACGTTGCTGATCCATCTGAGCATTAAACTGTCTGATAGCATTAACTGAGCTTGTGTCAAACTGCGACATGGCATTGCTTTGAGATGCATTGAACTGTGACACCTGAGATGCAAGGTTAGCAAAGAACTGATTAGTCTGGTTTTCAGATGTAGCATTAAACTGTGCTGCAGCATTCTCTGCTGCTTGATCCGTAAACAATGCTTGAATGTTTTGCTGCGCTTTAAACAGCTCTGTCTGCTGTGCATTAGATAAGTTAGCCATATCCATCTGCATAAAGTTCTGAGCATTTTGTACAGCAGCCTGTTGCCTGTTGTTTAAGTTAGCCATGTCTAACTGCGACAATGCAGCAGCTTCAGCCATTACCATAGCCTGTCTATTAGACAAGTTGTTCAGATTCATGGTGTTAGCTGCACGGCTATTCTCAAGAGCAATCTGTTGCTCTGCAGTAAAGTTCATATTGGCAATGTCGCCAATACGAGCAGAGTTAGCTACACGAGCTTGGAATGCTTGGTCAAACTCCATGCCAAGAAACTGTGCACGTTGTTGTGCTGCAAGCATAGCACGTTGTTGTCTGTTTGACAAGTTCTGTGATTCAAATTGTGCAACTGTTTGTGCATCCATCTGTGCAATAGGTAGTGCAGATTCCATAGTTGCTTGGATAACAGCTTGTCCTGCAATAGATGATGCACCTAGTCCACGAGCAGCCATAGCAGCCATTGCGTTTCTCATTGCACCTGAAGCCCAAGGAGGTGTTGCTCCACCTTCAAACTGCTGCATCAGTCCTTCTAGTTGACCTTGCACTGTAGCTTGATCTGATGGTGTAGCCTGAGCTGCCTGAATCTGTTCGTTAAACTTAGCAGCTTTCTCTGCGTCAGCTACACCAGAGATAAGTTCACCTTCCCGTATCTCTCTGGCAACAGGAGCATTAACCATAGTAGCTGTACCTTGAGCAGCCTCCATGTTTGCTATAGAAGTTGCCGTCTGTTGTTGTGCATCTACTTGAGCTTCTTGTGATACAGTGCCAGTCTGTGCTTGTGTAGCTGCCGTCTCAGCCTTAACTTCAGGGGTTACTGTCGTAGCTGTAGTCTGTGCAGCAGGGCTAGTAGTAGGAGCTGCAGCTTGTTGACCTGTACCTACGGTTTGTGCAGTCACTGTTGGAGCTGGTGTTGAGATCTGACCAGTACCAGCTGCGATGTCTTGAGAAGTGTCTGATGTAATCTGCGAAACAGTAGACTGAGTAGGGTCCATAGTCTTTGTAATGAGGTCTTGCTGCATTCCTTGAAAGTCTTCAAGAGTTGTACCAGCAGTACCCTCATCAGCACCTACTTTGTTTTTAGCCATGCCAGCCATAGCTTGTTGATACTTACCCATACGGGCAGCAGCAGCAGGATTCGAAGCAAGAAAGTTTGTTAGCTGCTCTGAAGGACCATTAAAGCCTAGAAACTTTCTTGCAAGTAGTACGTCTGGCGAATTTTCTGCCACACTATTTTCTTTGTTCATCATTGTTTCTACCTTTACTTATTCCCTATTTGCATCCACACAGACGCAGCTATAAAAGTAAGCAATCCTACTGTGGTTATTTTTACTATAGTAGACCATATACTTTTCTTTGTATCACGATATGCTTCTAACAGGGTACGCATCTCTGTTATATCTCTTCGGGCATCTTCATCTTGCAGACCCATAGACTTTAATGCCTCACAAGCACCACGTCTTGCTGCACGATCAAGCATAGCCTCTAGCTCTTCTGGTGTCAAGTTAATACTCATGCTACTGATCCGTATACAGTACCGTTGTTAGTGTATGTTGCTATAGCTGTACCAGAGATAGCTGCACCACCAGAGCCGCCGCTCGAACCACCTGCAGAACCACCTGCTGCACCCCAGCCACCACCGCCGCCAGCGCCAGCACCACTAATTCTATTTCCACCTACATTACCTGCAGAGCCACCTGCACCACCTGCTCCTCGAGAGCCAAATCCACCAGCGGAAGAACCAGCAGCACCACCAACGCCAGGAAGTATACGACCACCGCCGCCACCAGCATAAACACCAAAGTTGCTTGAGCCAGTATCATAGCCATCACCTCCGCCACCGCCAGCACCACCTCCGTTACCACCTAATCCAGAGCCACTAGTACCTGATTGTCCAATAGCACCGCCCGTACCTGGAGTTGAGCTACCGCTACCACCGTAAGTAGCGTGAGGTCCACCTGTACCACCACCAGCACCTCCTCCACCTCCAGCACCTCCTCCACCGCCGCCTCCACCAGCGATAAATGCGCCAGAGGCATTAGTTAAGATCACACCAGTAGCATTGTTTACAAGAGCAGGGCCACCATTACTACCTCCGCCGTTTCCGCCACGACCAATTATGTAGCCGTTGTTAGTGATGGTAACTAATCCATTCATGCTGCTAGGTATAGTCAAGCCACCTACGGAAGTATCATCTGACCAGAGGTATACACCAGATGCGATAGTCACAGCTACAGGATCAGAGCCATTCCATCCAGCAGTAGTTAATGTTGAGTTTAGATCAACTTCTTGTGCGCTTGAAGAGAAGGTATAAGAAAACTGCTTTGTCCCACCATAGAAGCCGTTCATATTTATAGCACCAGAAGTAGGAATACTTGTATTGTTGTCTGTTACAAAAGAGCCACCACGATAATATTCAGACATACTAATAGGATTAGTACCACCAAACTCTGTCTGGATATCATTTAAACTGATAGAACCTGAAGACTGTAAAGCCATTATACTGTTCCGTAAGCTGTGACGTTACCTGTTACTGTTAGGTTGCCAGACGCATCTAGCTTCATCTTGTTTGTACCGCCTGTGGCAAAGTAAAGAACCCCAGCGCTTTCTGTGATAGTCCAGTCACCAAAGTCTATTGTTGTCACATTTGATGTGGTACAAGTCATGTTGCCGCCAGCTTCAATGTCACCAACAGCATAGATATCATCTTCAGTAGGATTACTGCTATCACCAACACGCAAACCATACAGGACATTAACACCATACTGGTCTACCCAAAGGCTTTCAGTCATAGTACCAGTAGCTGTTGCAGACGTAGAAATCTTTAGCGGATCGCCGTAAGTAGAGCCTGTGTCTAGTTGTGCTAGTTGAGTACCACCTCTGTAGAGTTTTGTAACACCTGTACCTGGATCAAGGATAGCATCATTAGAACTTTTTAAAGTTACATCATTACCAGAGCCTGTAGACTGTATTAAGATTGCGCCTGAAGTAGTCGTTCTAATCTGAAGATCGCCTGTGTATGTTTGAATACTTCCTGAATTTCCATCAAATAGAAATTTACTAACACCGTTATCTTTAAAGATGACCTGTGCATTAGCATCAGCATCTAGGATAATATCACCAGCAGCGTCTAGTGTAATATCACCTGTACCTGTAGCACTGATTGTAAGATCACTAGCTTTAGTTAGATCGCCTTTAAATGTACCTGCTTCAAATGTTTCTGAACCTACAGACCACTCATCTACGTTCTCGTACCATAATAGTGTCTTGTTTGTCTCAGTACCACGTTCAATCTCAATACCACCATTTTGTGTAGGTGCACCTGTTTCATTACTGTTAAGTACGATCTGGTTATCTGCTAGGTTGATTGTCTCTGTATTAACAGTAGTGGTTGTACCTGATACAGTAAGATTACCTGATACTGTTAAGTCATTAAATGTAACATCTGACGTAGTTGATAATGCTTGGTTAGTGTCAGACAAATCTGTTGCAGCAATAGTGATGTCAGCAGAACCGTTAAAGCTTTGACCTGCAATAGTTCTTGCAGTTGCTAAGGTAGTTGCTGTGTCTGCATTCCCTGTGACATTTCCTGTGACGTTACCTGTAACATTCCCTGTAAGGTTTGCAGTTACTGCATTAAATGTAACATTGTCAGTAGTACCTACTGCTTGACCAATAGCCACAGTAGCAGTAGACCCTTCGTTAGGGGTGTGAGTAACTGTAACACCTGTACCTGCTGACACATCTGTCATATAGTTACCAGAAGTATCTGTACCCAGTGCGACAGAATTTGCAGCTACTGTAGTAGTAATGCTGATGTTACCACTACCGTCAACACCTGTTACACTACCTGTGACATCTCCTGTAAGTGCAATCTCTCGTGCAGTTGCCCACGTTGTAGCAGTGTCTGCGTTACCTGTAAGGTCACCAGTAACATCTCCAGTAAGATTACCTGTAATACCGCCATTAGCAGTAATAGCTCCAGTAAATATTGAAGTTTCATCTACCAATAGTAAGTCTGTCTGAACTGTTCCATCAAAAAATGCATCTTTATACTGAGCACCCGCTGCACCTAAGCTCAATGTGTTAGTTGTACTAGGATTAACATTAGTAGAAGTTACGACTAAGTCTTTTGCAGGACCAATACTTTCAATTGGGGCACCACCACCACTGGTTCCATCATGGTTGTGTCCAGTAGATGCATTCATTGCACCTGCAACTGCGTTAAACTCTACGTCAAAATCGTCGGCATCAATAACGTTACCGTTTACAATTTCACTAGATCGCTGCCGTGTATATCCATCTGCCATGTTATTGCCTATCGTTTTGTTTAAATTCCAACACTGCTGTATCGAGTGTAAATGTTGGGTTAGTTGAGTTATCTTCTATACGTATTGCTATTGTTTTACCTGAGCCAATAATGTTGGTGTTATATACGCTGTCAAGTTCCCCACCATATCTAGCTGAGTTGTAAGTAGAGTTAGAAGCACCGTATAAAAATACTGCAGTACCCGTACTGCTTACACTTACTGTAGTAGGTTGAACTGTTGCAGTATTTGTACCAGAAGCAAAGTCGTACTTAAGGTTAAGATCTAAATCCATATTACCTGTAGGTTCAGCATATAGAGTCATTTTATAGAACGTCTTACGAACCTGTGGGTCTGATATAGGCATAAACGGAGATTCGTAAATAGCTTCAATATCTTGACCATCAAGATCATTACCCGTATTCATAGTATAAATGTAACCATCTTCATTAGCGAATGCTAGTGTTTCTTGGTCACCAGAGTAGCGACCATCGGCTACGTATGCTTTTATACCTTTTGTCGTAGCCCACGAAATACCTGTAGCACCTTGAGCAATAAACTTTGTAGCTATTAAACCTTTAGCAACTGTTTTTTGTTCTGACTCAATATATGCAAAGATACGGTACTGGGCTTTTTCTCGTAGTAGTACAGAGGAAAAAGTAGATGTACTGTCGAGGAATATAC